AGACAGAGCTGTAAACTTTATTGAGTCATTAAAACACACAGATGGAGTTTGGTATAAAAAGCCGTTTGAACTCCTTGATTGGCAGGAACAAATAATAAGAGACGTATTTGGAGTTTTGAAACCAAACGGATATAGGCAGTTTAATACTGCATACATCGAAATTCCAAAGAAACAAGGGAAGAGTGAACTTGCAGCAGCGGTCGCTCTTTTACTTACTTGTGGTGACTTTGAAGAAGGTGCTCAAGTATATGGATGTGCTGCTGATAGAAACCAAGCGAAGATTGTATTCAATGTTGCAAAGAAGATGGTCGAGCTTAATAAGTACTTGAAAAAGTCTGTCAAGATTTCTGAATCAAAAAACAGGATCGAATACAAAAACAGCTTTTATCAGGTTCTTTCTGCAGAGGCTTACTCAAAGCATGGTTTTAATATACATGGTGTTGTATTTGATGAGCTTCACGCTCAACCAAATAGAAAGCTCTACGATGTTATGACAAAGGGTTCTGGTGATGCCAGAAAGCAACCGTTATTTTTTCTTATAACAACTGCAGGAGACGATACAAATTCTATCTGCTATGAGGTGCATCAAAAAGCAAAGGATATCCTGGAAGGACGAAAGATTGATCCTACATTTTATCCTGTTATTTATGGTGCAGATCCCGATGCAGATTGGACTGATGAGGAAGTTTGGAAAAAGGCTAATCCTAGTCTAGGGGTTACTGTGGACATTGAAAAAGTAAGAGCAGCTTGTGAATCAGCAAAGCAAATGCCTAGTGAAGAGAATTCATTCAGGCAACTAAGACTAAATCAATGGGTGAAGCAAGAAAAACGCTGGATGCCCATGCGAAAGTATGATGATTGCTATGTTGATTTTAATGCAGAAGAGCTGGAAGGTCGTGTATGTTATGGAGGGTTGGATCTATCATCCTCAATGGATATTACAGCTTTTGTACTAGTCTTTCCACCGCTTGAAAATGAGGATAAATATTATGTTTTGCCTTTCTTTTGGATACCAGAAGAAAATATGAAACAAAGAGTAAGTCGGGACCACGTTCCATATGATTTATGGAATTCGCAAGGCTATCTAAACACAACACAAGGTAATGTTATCCACTATGGTTTCATCGAGTCTTTCATTGAGGAACTTGGAAAGAAATACAACATTAAAGAGATAGCTTTTGATAGGTGGGGTGCAGTTCAAATGACACAGAACCTAGAGAACATGGGTTTTACAGTTGTTCCCTTTGGACAGGGTTTTAAGGATATGAGTTCACCAACAAAAGAACTTATGAACTTAGTTGTTGGCAAACGTATCGCACAAAATGGTAATCCAGTCCTTCATTGGATGATGGATAATATCACGATCAGAGAAGATCCAGCTGGAAACATTAAGATGGATAAATCTAAATCGGTAGAAAAAATCGATGGTGCTGTAGCTACGGTTATGGCACTTGATAGAGTATTAAGAAATGAAGGTACTTCTAATGAATCAGTATACGATTCAAGAGGTATTTTATTTATTTAAGGAGTGAGAGAATGGGAATATTTAAAGGTCTCTTTAAATCAAGAGACAAACCTGAAAATAAGGTAATAAGTGGTGGCTATTCATTTTTAATGGGTAGTTCTACCGCTGGTAAAAATGTGACTGAACGATCTGCCATGCAAATGACTGCAGTTTATTCTTGTGTCAGAATTTTAGCAGAAGCGGTAGCTGGCCTTCCACTGCATTTGTATCGGTATAAAGAGGATAACGGAAAAGAGAAAGCAATTGATCATTCACTTTATCGTTTACTTCACGATGAACCTAATCCTGAAATGAGCTCGTTTGTATTTAGAGAAACATTAATGACACATTTGCTCCTCTGGGGTAATGCATATGCTCAGATTATCAGAAATGGTAAAGGTGAGGTCATCGCTTTATATCCTTTAATGCCAAACAGAATGACAGTCAATCGTGATGAAAATGGACAGTTATATTATGAGTATTCCAGTGCATCAGACATCATGAACAGCAACTCAAGTAAAACAATAGTCTTGATGCCAAGAGATGTGCTTCATATTCCAGGACTTGGATTTGATGGTTTGGTAGGTTACTCGCCAATTGCAATGGCAAAGAATGCAATCGGAATGGCTATAGCTTGTGAGGAATATGGTGCGAAGTTCTTTGCAAACGGTGCAGCACCAAGTGGAGTACTTGAACATCCTGGAACAATCAAAGATCCAAAGAAAGTAAGAGAAGCATGGCAGTCACAATTTGGTGGAAGTTCCAACTCAGGTAAAGTTGCGGTACTAGAAGAGGGCATGAAATATACAGCCATTTCTATCTCTCCTGAACAAGCACAGTTTTTGGAAACACGTAAGTTTCAAATTAATGAAATTGCTCGAATTTTTAGAATTCCGCCTCATATGGTTGGTGATTTGGAAAAGTCGAGTTTTTCAAATATAGAACAGCAATCTTTAGAGTTTGTTAAATACACCTTAGATCCCTGGGTGATCAGATGGGAACAATCATTAATGCGAGCATTACTATCAAGTGATGAAAAGAAGGAATGTTTCATTAAGTTTAACTTAGAAGGACTGCTTAGAGGCGACTATGAGTCAAGAATGAAAGGTTACTCAATAGGTAGACAAAACGGCTGGATGTCAGCAAATGATATCAGAGAACTTGAAAATCTTGATCGCATATCACCTTTAGATGGTGGGGATTTGTATTTAGTAAACGGAAATATGCTGCCGCTAAGAAATGCTGGAGCTTATGCAAATAAAGAAAACACAAAAAAGGAGGATGATTTAAATGAAGAACAAGAAGTTCTGGGTGTGGAAAAATCTCAGGAACGACGAGTCAAACGCTGAAAGGTTACTAGAAATTTATGGAACTATAGCGGAGGATAGTTGGTTTGATGACGATATCACACCTAAAATGTTTCATGATGAGTTATTCAGTGGTTCAGGTGATGTTACTATCTGGATTAACTCGCCAGGCGGAGACTGTATAGCCGCAAGTCAAATCTATTCAATGCTGATGGATTACAAAGGAAACGTAACTATCAAGGTTGATGGAATAGCAGCAAGTGCTGCATCAGTAATTGCGATGGCAGGAACTAAGGTTTTGATGGCACCTACAGCATTAATGATGATTCACAATCCTGCAACACAGGTATTTGGTGATCACAAAGAAATGACTAAGGGTATCGAAATGTTAAATGAAGTAAAAGAAAGTATTATCAATGCTTATGAAATTAAAACAGGCATGAGCAGAAGTAAAATCTCTCGTTTAATGGACGAGGAAACATGGATGAATGCAAACAAAGCTATCGAGCTTGGGTTCGCTGATGACATCTTAAAAGATGGAAAGAAGCAAGCCGATGTTAAAGCATATGCATTTTCAACTAAACAAGTAGCTACTGCACTACTTAATAAAATCGCAGTAAATAAAAAAGAAACTATAAAAAATGGACGATCAGCAAACGAACTGCTAGAACGTCTTTTTTTAATAAAGTAAAAAATGGAGGAAACAAAAATGACTATTCAAGAACTAATTGAAAACAGAAAGAAACTATGGGAAGGTGCGAAAGCATTTGTAGAAAGTAAACGTGATAAAGATGGATTACTTTCAGATGAAGACATCAAAACTTATAACGAGATGGAAGCAAAAATTAAAGCGTTGGGAGATGAGATTAATCGTATGAAGGATCGTGAGCTTTTAGAAAACGAACTTAAAAAAGCAACAAGTACACCTCTTACACAAAAACCTGGAATGAATGATGAATTAAAGACTGGCAGAGCAAGTGATGCTTACAAAAAGGCTATGTTTAATGCACTTCGTACAAATTTCAGACAAGTAAGTAATATTTTGCAAGAAGGTATCGACTCAAGCGGTGGTTACTTAGTACCAGAAGAATATGGCACTCGCTTGATTCAAGGTTTAACAGATGAGAACATTCTAAGAAAATTAGGAACTATCATCAAAACTAGTGGTGAGCACAAAATCAACATTGCTGGAACAAAACCAGCAGCTGCTTGGATTGAAGAAGGCGAAGCTCTATCGTTTGGAGACGCAACATTTAATCAAGTGATTTTAGATGCACACAAATTACACGTTGCAGTAAAGGTTACAGAAGAACTTTTATATGATAATGCATTCGGTTTAGAAAACTATCTTATTGATCAGTTTGCTAAGGCTTTAGCTAATGCTGAAGAAGATGCATTCTTAAATGGTAATGGCGAAGGTAAACCACTAGGTATATTTGCAGCAAGTGGCGGTGGCGAAGTAGCAGTTACTACTGCAAGCTCAACAGCTATCACATATGATGAAATCGTCAATCTTGTGTATGCCTTAAAACGTCCATATAGAAAGAATGCTAAGTTTATCTTAAACGATCAAACAATCGCTACTTTAAGAAAACTAAAAGATGGAAACGGTCAATACATCTGGCAACCTGCACTTCAAGCTGGGGAACCTGACCGATTACTTGGTTATGAAGTATTGACATCTGCATATGTTCCAAACATCGAAGCTGGTGCAGCAGTCATTGCATTTGGTGACTTCTCATACTACAACATCGGTGATCGTGGTGTACGTTCATTTGCTGAATTAAAAGAATTATTTGCAGGAAACGGAATGATTGGTTTTGTTGCTAAAGAACGTGTAGATGGAAAACTAGTATTACCTGAAGCTGTTAAAATCTTAAAGATTAAGGCGTAAGGAGGTAACTAATATGAGTTACAATGTTAAAAATTATAACGAACTAGGCGGAGAGAAAACCGTTATTAATGGTGAGATTATTATTAACGGTAAACTTACTGT